ATGAAACACTTCCTATATCTCTTGTTCCTGTCGCTTCAGGTAAAATGTTTCCTGTAATTTTAAAATTACCAATAAGATCTAATTTCTCTGAAGGTAATGCAGTTCCAATTCCTATATTACCTGTTGAATTTATCATTAATCTTTCAGTTCCATTTGTATTGAAAGTTAACGCATTTGTTTCTGAAGGTTGATATATATTGCTTGCATAGATATTGTTAAAAGCTATTGTGTTACTACCAATATTTATATTGGTAGCAGTCGAATATGGTAGTATGTCTCCTCTTACTGTTGTTTTTCCATTAACATCCAAGATTGAACCTGGCGTTATAGAAGTTATATTAATTCCAATAGACTCTCCGTTAAATTTTGACGATTTTAAAGTTCCTGTGTCAGTATTATAAGTCAAAGGTTTGGTTGTAGGGTCGACATATAATGATTGATTACCTGAATTTCCTTTAGAAAAAGGAATATAATAGGTACCTTCTACAGTATCAAAAGCTGTTAAATTTATTTTATTCGAATTTGTAGCTGTTGTAGCTGTTGTTGCGTTGCCACTGAAAGTTGTACCGTTTAAAGTACTTGTGCTTGGGTCATATGTTAAAACGGCAGAAGTTGGGTCAGTATATAATTCTTGATTACCAGAACTTCCTTTAGCAAAAGGAATATAACAAATTGATGGGGTGTTATCATCGATTACTGATAGGTTTACCTTCATAGAAGTACCACTAAATGTTGAAGCTGATAAAGTACTTGTGCCTGGATTATAAGTTAATGAAGTAGTTGAATCATCAACATATAAACCAGTTGAATCTGAAGCTTTATTTTTTGTATAAGTAAGATAGCAAATATCAGATGTATTATCTGTTTTTACAACAACATTAGTAGCAGTAGTTGCGTTTCCAACAGAAAGTGATGATTGGTCAACCCAAGAAGGTGCTGAAGTACCATTAGTTTTTAGAATTTGACCGGATTCTCCAGATGGCAGAAATACTGTAATATCAGGTGATGATTGATATGGAATCGAATAAGCATTTCCACCTACTATATTAGTTGTAGCAGTTGCTGTTCCGGTTACATTTCCACTAAATGTTGAAGCTGATAAAGTATTAGTGCTTGGGTTATAAGTTAAAGGTGAATGGGTAGTTGAATCAGTAAATAATTCTTGATTTCCTGAATCTCCTTTAGAAAAAGTAATATAGTGGTTTTCTGAAGCACTAGAAGATTCTATTTTTACAGTAGTAGAACTATCAGCGTTTCCGGTTACATTTCCGGTTACATTTCCGGTTACGTTTCCAGTTACGTTTCCATTAAAGATTGAAGCTGATAAAGTATTACTGATAGGATTATAAGTTAATGGTGAAGGGGTAGTTGAATCAGTATATAAAGCATTAGTCCCTGAAGAATTTTTAGAGAATGGAATGTAATAAGATTCAGTTGTATTATCAATAATAGATGATAATTCTATATTTGCGATTGATGTTGGTGAAGAAAAATATGTAATTTCTTTAGTTATAGTATCGTATCCTAATGTATTCATTTGTGTATTATTTCGAATTGGATTTACATAAAAAGCATCTGTATGAGTTGTTGTAAATCCATTAGCGTCAGCATTCAATATAATGGTATTGTTAGGTTGATTTATTTGACCTGCTAAATTTCCTATAGCAACCGAATATTGACCTTGACCTGTATATCCAGCTTGATATCCAATAGCAACCGAATATTGATTTTGATTAATATTTCCTGCGTTATCTCCAATTGCAACAGAACTTACTCCTTGGTTTAGATTTCCTGAATTATTTCCAATTGCTATTGCTTTTACTCCTTGATTGGCTCTTCCTGCATTTTTTCCCATTTTTATATCAGAAGAGCCAGATTTCCAAGAGTCTGTGTCCCAGTATAAATAATCACCATAATCAGTTCCGCTAGATATTGAATTCTTATTTGAATAAACAATTTCTTTGGTGACTGAATTATAATATAAAATGTTTTGAACGGAACTATCATTTCGAATTGGGTCAATATATAATGCATTTGTTTGGTTTGCAGACAGTGAATCTCCTGTTGCATTCAATATGATTGAATTATTTGATTGTGTTATATCTCCGGCTTTATAACCGATTGCAATTGAATTAATTCCTTGATTAAAACTTCCAGCTTGATTTCCTATTGCAACTGAATTAGTTCCTTGATTATTTTGTCCAGCCTGATATCCGAAAGCTATAGAATATGAGCCTTGATTATTCTGTGCTGATTTTTCTCCAATTGCGATTGAACTGAAGCCTTGATTTAAATTTCCAGAATAATTTCCGAATGCAATTGAACTTGATGATTGATTTAATGTTTTTGTGTCACCAATGTATATTGATCTATATGGACTAGAACCGGTCATAGAAATTACTGGATCAGGTGTTCCAGTAATCCAGCTATTAGTCTTTGTACTCCATATTAGAGAATCTCCGTTCTGAACAGAAGTTAAATCACTTATAAATAAGCCTCGTAAATAGATTGCGTCGCCAATTAAATCGCCACTATTATTACTATTGCTATTACTATTTCCACCACCGTCTCTAACTATTTTAAACGATAATTTATCATTCATTTATTAATGAAAAATTAATATTTTAGATATCATATGTAATACTGTGGTATGTTTAGGGACTCTATGACATGTATTATTCCGTTCTTTGCCAGTATATCTTTAATTATAACCTTTGAACCATTTATGTAGGTGATGTCGTTTATATTTTTGACTTCAATATAATTTGGAGTTGTAAACTTGGTTGGAAATACTGAATATGGACTATATTCTAATAGGTCGGATGGTATGACTCTTTCAATTGTGTTTGCGAGTATGTACATGTTTGCTTGGTGACGATCGAGTTCATCAAAAAATCCGTTTGGAAATGCTTCATTTACAGGTACAAATAGAGTTGTATGTGAATTACAATCATTTAGTTTTGATTCGTATTGTGAATGGTGAATTAGTTCTCTAAATCTTGAGAATTCTTCTGTTTTGTTTATGATATCAAACATCGAGTTTTCGGTAACCTTAACTGACTTTGAAGTGCTTCTTAAATCTTTAAAATCTGTCATATGGAAATATGACCTTGAATATGAATTAGGACCCATTGAAACCATTTATATTATGTTAATATAAATGTTAATTATTATTTTCGGTTGTATCTGTTTCTAGAGTATCTGAAATGACTCGGACTGTAAAACGGTTTTGTTGTTCAGACCTTTTATCAACTTTAACTCTCAGCATTCCTTCCTTAAATTGAGTTGAAACACTGCCTTGATTTGTGACACTGATAGGCAATGTGATTACTCTTTGAAAACGACCGTATGGTATTTCTGTTCTTTTAACCTGGTAATTGGTTTGAACATATGGTTTTTCTCTCTCTCCCGAAATCATCATTCTGTTGTTCAAAATATCGATATCTATGGTTGAGTTTTTGACTCCTGGTAGGGTCAGAAAAAGGAGGATTTCATCATCATTATCTATCATATCAATTGTCGGTTTCCAATCTGATGAACCACTAGTTCCCCACGATTGTGATTGAACTAAATTGCCTAATCCGTCTTGCATTATTTGTTGTACTATCTCTTCAAACATTTTTAAAATTAAAAACTTGGTCTTTAAGTGGGTATACTATTATTGAGTTTTCTGAATAGATTTTGATCTAATCCTGAATTAAGTATATTTCCAAATCCGTTACCACCGGTTACATTATTACTAGAAACATTATTATTTACACCGGTACTTACAGCATTATTTACACCTGTAATTCCTAAATCTGTAGTTATGCCTGTTTTTTTAGACATGATATTATAGATGAATATACCTGCTAAAATGCATATAAATATGATTATAATTAGTTTGATGTCTATCCAAGTAGTTGATTCCTTCTTATTACTAAAATTCTCCTGGTCTTCTTGCTTCAATTGATGTCTAATTTGTTCTCTCATTTCATCTCTTGTTTGTTCTCTCATTTCATCTCTTGTTTGTTCTCTCATTTCATCTCTTGTTTGTTCTCTCATTTCATCTCTTGTTTGATATTGTTTTCTGTCTCCAGTGTCTCGTTCTAAAGGAGTTTGATTTTCTTCATGAGAGTTGTTATTATTTGGTTGTTTGCGTTCTTCCGTCTGAGAATCTGGATTAGGAGATATCTCTTTTTTATTAATTATAACCTCAACTTCAGCTGGATTTTCTCCAACAGATTTCAAAATTAGAAAGTGATTTTGAAATACATTTTTGTCAGATACAATTGTTCCTGATATTGTATTTTTTACTCTTTTAAAATCCAAGTCATTTGGAGTATTATCAATGGTATATTGGTCTGCTATTACCATATCAAATTCTTTACCATTCTTTGAACTCAGGGTGAATTTCAGTTTAAAATTTGTTAAATCCTCGTTTAAGTCGATTAATTGTTGTACATTACTTGTTGTATATACTTTTTTGGACATTTATCTACCAAAAGAATCCTTTTAAATTCTTTTAACCATTTAGAGGATTATATCAAATAATAAATGATCAAACGAGAAATCATCTATCCTGTCTTTTTGGAGTGTTGTCAATTTACTATCGATGTCTTTTGGCAGAACATCTTTGAAGAACTGGCATATGGCAAAACTTCATATGGTATCTACATATCTAAAAACTTTATCTGTTGTAATCAAAAGAAAAAGGAATTCAGTTATAAAATAGAGAATAAAGAACCTCAAGTTGTTTTTAATGAACTGTACAATATCCTTAAAAACAAGGTTGGACTTCAATCTCATCAAGAAAAACTAAACACAAGAAAAGCCTTTAATGATTTGGAAGATGAAACAAACAAGAATATCAAAAACAACTGGGGTAGTATCAAGAAAAAGAATATGAAGGAGCTTCTTATTGAACTCTATGTAACGAAAATGAAAAACAAGTATTTTTTAACCTTAGAGCAGTCCAGATATCTCATATCTATTATCTATATTGGAATCATCTTCAAAGTCATTACAAAAAAGGATATTAACTATTCAAATGGAGAAATAGTGCATATCGATGGTATTGACTTTGATAGAAAAAGAGTCATTCTCAACAAAGACATATATTCGGTTGAAATTACGTTTGATGTTCCGGTTGAATCTGCAAAACGAACGATGGCAGATGTTTGGAATAAGTATATTCAAAACCTTAAAAAACTCAGTTATAAATCAGACTGTGATGATACAGAAACAAAAAATGATATAGACGAGGATGAAACTAAGATTGAAATTGATATTTGAAATGTTAGTTCAAATAATAAAAACAAACTCATGTATGAGTTTATTTTTGATGGAATATGATATTATATTTCTCTTTTAAATGAGACTCAATTATTACAGAACAAATTTAAACTTATATAATTATTCTAATAAATGAGTAACAATATAAATTATTATTATAATACAGACTTGGCTTGTAACTTAACTCAACCTGTAAATCCTTTACTTTTTATAACAAATGATTTGGAAAGAATGAGAATAAGTAATTTAGGACTGATTGGTGTTGCTAATTCTTCACCTTCTGGAAAACTTGATGTTAATGGCACAATTGTAGTTCGTAATAATGGCATAGTTATGATAAATGGTTCAGGAAATCATCAAGTAAGGCCTGTTACAGCTGGTGTAACTTCGAATGAAATATGTGGATTGAGCTCGGCTACTTTTGACATTTCTGGAAATATAATTTCCGGAAGCGATGAAGGTCAGTTAAGATTAAGTGCTGGTGGCGCCACTGGAACTAGCAATAAAAGCTATATTGACCTTTATGGAGCTAATAGTTGTTATATGTCTTTTGTCACTTCCTCAAGTGAAAGGATGTGTATAACTAGTACAGGTGTTGGTATAGGAACTGGTTCAACAGTAACTAGTGGTTCTATTTTAGATGTAAATGGAGTTACAAATTTTAGAGGCAATATATTACCAGATACATCAGGGACAAAAGATATTGGAAATAGTTCATACATGTGGAATAATGTATATTGTAATCAAGGGTATATATCAGGTTCATTATCAAGAGGATCTGCAGTTACAATAACATCTTCTACTTACATCGTTCTTACAAGTGATAATTGGATTATATGTAATGGCACTGGTACTATTACAGTTACTCTACCAACAGCAAGCTTATTTATCGGAAGAGAACTTATGTTTAAAAACATTACCACACAGCTTGTGAATAGTAATGCGTCTAATGTATATCCAATAAATTCGGGTACACTTGGAACCCAAATTTTACCAGCTACTGCAGGTTCGTCTGCGACCCTTGTAAGCGATGGGACAAATTGGGTCATTATGAGATAATAAGAATTATTTAGAAATATGATTTACAATATAAATTTATATTGTAAATGAATTAGATTAAATCATATTATATATGGTTATCATTTGAGTATACTTGATTTCCTATTTTACAGAAGACATTCATAATAAATGGAAATAATTGTATGTAATAATAAATGAATAACCTAATCCACATCATAAGTATTATAGCTTCACTAATATCAATTGTAGTTAGTATATTGGTATACTTTGGCATCATCAGATATATCAAGTTATATATGAGTAAAACGGTTGATAAATATGTAGAAAAATATATAGACTTACCATTAGCTTCAGAGAAAAGAGTAGTTGTTGTTTTATCAGTTCAAAATGAAGATGAATTAAAAAGTATAATTCCAACTGTGAATTCCCTTTTAGACCAAACAGTTCGTGTTAATCAGTTATTTTTGGTTTTGCCTATCGATTCGGACTTTGAAGTTCCTGAAAATCTGACCAAAGTATTATCTGTAGTTAAACCAGGAAAGGTATACGATGATAAATATCAGGATATTATAAGTATCCTTCAACGAGAGAAGGAAAAGGATACCTTTATCATTAAGGTTTCAAACGGTATAATATATGGAAACGAATTCATCGAGAATGTGATTGAAACTTCTGAAGCCAATCCAGATTCAGTAATTAAAGATAGTTCAAATTCGTTTTTACTTGTAAAATCTGATTTAGTTATATTGGATGATGATTCAAAATTCTCCAATTTTAAAAATGGAATAAAGGATATGATATATAGGGAACATTTTAAATATTAATAAATATTATTTTCTATATTGAAAATCAATTGGAAAGAGAAAAGGAAATAAAAATAAACTTTCTCTTGAAATCAGGTTGATATCACGTATTGAATTTTTTGAGCCTTTCATCCCTTCTTTAAAACAGAAACTTAAACTCTTTCCACTTGATAAAGTATTGGTAAATGATTCAGAAAATCCGTTAAAACGAATACAAAATGCAATTCCAATCA